AAACGGGTGAAAAATTCTTTACCCAAAAGGTCATGAACATAAGTCATATAATTCTCCTAATATATAGCGAGTTTAAAAAATTGCTACCCCGAAGGCGTAACGGTTAAATCCAGCTTACTTTATACTGGGTCAACTAACGAGTGACAGTGAAATTTCTCGGACGCCTTTTACCGTTAGCATCAAAACGGCCCTAAGGTGGGCAAATTGGTGCAGTTTTATACTGGGCTGCAACCAGTTTCCCATCCCGATGGGACTTTTTATTTATATCAGTTTCTAGATTTTTTACCAATATTATATTTTGGAACTAATTCCCAATCACGTTTTTCTTTATGTGAGATAATCTTGATTTGAGAAATTGGAATCGGTGGAGGATTTTCAATCTGTTCAAGATTTACGATAGTGACCAGTTCCCAATCATCTAAAAGCTTAGCAATTGCATTCCTACGAGAAAGATCGTTCTCAGTAATATCCGTAGGTTTTCCGTCTAACGCAAATAATTCTTTAAAATGTACAATATAATACTTACCCTGTTTATGTAATATATGACAGGATTGGTATAAGATATTATCTTTTTTGGAAGCTACACCTATGCGTGTTAGAGTTTCTCGGACTTTCAGAAAATCATCTTGTTCAATAAGTGTTACTTCAATTAAACTATTAATTGAAATCATTACTTTGCCACTCCGCCTTTGTTTGTTTTTGCTTTTATTTCAGCGACTTGTTCATCATTTAAAATGCGTAATGCTTCTTTTGCTTTTTCATTGGAATAACCAAAATACTGCTTAACACATTCTATATCCTTATCAATTTCAGACTTTTGCCACGGCTGATATTTCCGTTTCATAGGTCTAATTGTATTTAGAAGATATTGGAACTGTTGGTCCTTATCAATATTAGGACGAAGATTCATCTCATTCGCATAAAGCACACAATCAATGTGATATGACAATGCTCGATTTACAATAAACGGCGCATACTCCTTATAATCTAGTTCCTCATCTTCCTTCTTTTTCTGTAAAATCAAATTAACATAATCAAAAGGACTCATTTTACTTGAACTCTGCGTCAACCATGATTTCTGTCAAACATGCAATAGTATTAATTTCTTGATCTGCAACAAATGCAGCCTGATATTGATACTTAGCAAGAATCAGTACCATTTGAGGTACTGAATTAGGCTTCAGCAATTCATACAATGAATCATAGAGTTTACGATACATCTTAACCGGATCATTATCCAGGTTGTTTGTAACCCATTTACGAGCAGAACCGAAGTCTTTCTCTTTGAGTGCTTTGATCAGAGAATCAATTTGAATATCAGAAACACTGGCCAAAATACCCTTGTCGATGACTCCAGAAACCGAATATCGCTGAAGTTCATTTAGAACTCTACGATTATCGGGAAAGTGCTTGGTGATAATGGATGCAACAACTTCCTTATCGTACTTCACATTTTCTTGCTCAAGAATCCACTCAACTCGCTTAAAGAACTGTGTTGCAAGTTTGGCACGGCTGCCATTGATTTTGAAGTCAACAACAGAACACCGTGAGTGAATAGGATCAATAATCCGGTTCTTATAATTACAAGTGAAGATGAAAGAACAATTTGACGCATACTCCTCAATGGCTCCACGCAGAGCTGGTTGCGTGGAGTTTGGATTGAGATAATCAGCTTCGTCAATAATAATGACTTTACGACCACCAGAAAGGCTTACTGATGAAGCATAATTTTTGATTTTGTTGCGAAGAACATCAATACCGGACTCATCAGAACCATTGATGACAATAAAGTCACATCCAACCTCATTACAGAGGGCCTTTGCAATTGTCGTTTTACCGACACCAGCAGAACCAGACAGCAACAGATTTGGAATCTCTTTACGGGCCACATAATCTAAAAAGGTAGACTTTATGGAGTCGGGCAAAATGCAATCTTCAACTTTACGTGGGCGATACTTCTCCACCCACAAAACATGCTCGTTCATTCAAAATCTCCATAATATAATAAAAAAAATCAATTAACTAATTTTGCTGTCTTTAGCTTCAAATGCAATCCAATATTGAATGTCGTCCTTGACATTCTTGAAATGCCCAATACCTTTGAATGAAATAGTAACTTTATACGATCCAGGAATCATTTTCAAGTTATCAGTCTTAAAAACAATCTTATAGACCTTGCCGTCATTAACTTCGGCAATTGTAATGGAGTTTGTGTGTGCCGAATCATTTGCGGCATCAAAAGTCCCCAGAGTGATAGTAGTGCCATCAGACTGAATAGCAATGTGTGGAGAAGAAAGCACACTCGAAGTCTTTAGAATTTCTTCATAGACTTCTGCATCCATTTCAAACGTACAATCTTCCGAAGGAAGAGTGATCGTCTTATCTGGTGGTGTAACAATCATTTCCTTTGCGGCCATACGATACTTGATCTTGCTACGTCCACTACGGAAAATGATATTGGACTCATCAAACTCCAATTCCGTCTTATCCTTGTACAAGGAATATACCGACAGGAATTGATTCAAATCATACACACAAAAATCTTGAGGAAAAGAATCCTTCAAGGTGGCTTCTGCCAACACAGTCTTGCTAGACGAAACTGTAGTAAGTTTATTACCTTCACGGAAAAGAAGACTCTCATTGATACTGGAGAAATTCTTCAATACCGTCAATGTTTCATTTGACAATTTCATTATTAACCTCACACTTAATGCGTTCAATATAAACAGCAGCATCCAGAAGTTCTTCCTGGAGATGCTGCAACCATCCCAAAAGATCAATGTCAGTTCGTTCAGTTGTGACACCGTACTTAGTATAGCCTACTTCCATACGGTTTGTCAACTGTTTTGTGACATTGATTACATTTTTATCAATCATCACATTTCACCAACAAAATTAGCAATAGCTGGCATATCTCCCTTGAAGTGATATGTGCCAATGTGTTCTGTTCGCATCCATGGGCAAAGATGAATCTTGCCACCAATATTTCGCCACCATTGACAGAACATATAATCCTCCGACAAATAACGCTCGGAATCTTTATCAATCGTAGTATCGAAGTACGCATGAATGTAACGAGTGCCGTCGAAATTGGCTTGTCCTAGGTGGTCTGGACGATACTTCAGATTTGGATATGCTTCTGCAAACTTAGGAAATACTTCTCGCTTCACCATCATGAAACCAGTACCAATTTCTAGAACTTCAAGCGGTTCAGTAACTTGAAACTGTGCAGTACCTTTAACTGGATTAAATACAAAGTCACCGGCAACTTTTTCAAGGTCTCCTGCTTCAATATCAGGATTTTTCTTTACTGCCGTCTTAATAGACTTCCACTTGATAGCCTTCTTGGGATAAGGTCCGCCAATAACGTCTTTGTCTAATGCCAACATAGCAATAACATCTTGTGGATTAAAACACACATCCGAATCAATAAACAATAGATGTGAACAATCCGAACGGTCGAGGAATTCATCAACAAGATAATTTCTAGCTCGTGTAATCAGAGACTCATTAAACAAGAATGAGAACTTAACAGGAACACCATATTGCATACAAACGGATTGCAAGTCTAGACAAGCCTTCATGTACATTCCGTGATTTTGTCCACCATACATTGGAGTGGCGACAAATAAACTCTTTTTCCTCAACTCATCGGTTGAAATTTTAATTTCCATTTTAACTCCAGTTATTAATAAAAAAAGAGGATAACCACATTAAAGTGGTATCCTCTTCATATCAGGCAAATATTATGCAGTAAACGAGTAACCCGCACTCAAGGCTGCCCGCACCAAAGCCTTGCTTGGCGTACCGAGCCGATAATAATTGATTTTACGACCATCCTTCAATTTCTTGGTATTAGTATAGATGCAATAGCCCTCTTGTCGAAGTTCACCAATACGTGCTGAAACGTTCTTGACACCGAATCGGTGTCGTGCTTGAGCGACGGTAAAGGTGTTATAGCCGCTAGTCTTCTTGAGAGTTTTCAGCATACGTTCTTTAGCAGACAATTTAGTATTCATTATAAAGTTCCTTATTAAAAAATTAAACATTCTCGTTTTTAGCGAGAAATCACATCATACACTTATATAGTGTAGTTGTCAAGCATATATGCGGTATACTTGAATTTATCTGCCCACTTGTGGGAGATATTTCGCCTTAGTTTCTTCCCACGAAAGAAAAATCAAGTCATCATAGAACAGAGATTCTGTCGAAACATTTTTTTTCTTTTTTAACATTGAAATACGACCTTTGGCATATTTGGTTTTCCAAATATTTGATAAACACTCTTCACTTGTATCGAACGATTTAATTAGACTTGATTCACCAATTTCTTTCCGTAGAAATTCATTCGTATTATTATAGAGCGGAGAAAAATAGATACCTCTCTGATGTTCTGTACGAATCAGTTCCTTGGGAATGCCAAGTTTCGAATAAGCAAAATTCAATGATCGGTTTTTATGATCTCGCTTTAGTGGCAGACCTTGACCGTTCTTCGCTTCCCACCATTCGAAATATTTTCTAGTATGATTCTCTTTGATCCATTCATAGACCATTTTTGATGTTGATCGTTTAGGCTCAAATGCAACGGAACCAGATGAGAAACCCATCTTGTTCCAATGTTCAAGTCCATCATACTGTGAAAGCCCACCAGATTTGGTATTTCCATACAAAGAAGTTGTTGTCACACCGACCAAAACGTCCTTATATTTGGCTTTCCAATCACGTTGCACCGTATCGGAAAGACACATCAATGCAAGCAATTTTCCGCCCATGTAATTAAAACCCAAAGGCTGCAAAGGAACAATAGTTGAACCAATTGCAGTATGATTAATCATACCTTGTTGTGTTTTAACGTCCCTAGACCATCCAATTGCATTATCTCTTGGAGTCAAGTCAAGAAAATCCGAAGAGATGCAAATCACACCAAGATACTTCTTCGTAACATCATCTTTTACTGTGTAGAACAAGTTTCTACCAATATTAGAATTATTCTTCATAGTAGAAGAAAAAGTACGAATAGCATTCCAAGTTTCGGCTAAATCGCCGTTATACAACTCCATCACTGGTCGAAGTTTATCATAATCGTCAGGTTCGGTAGGCATCCAGAAATTGGACTTAACCCTATCGACAATTTCTTTCTGTTCTGGATTAATCATCTGAACTTCATCACCCCACAAAGTATTGACTATTTGTGTGGGGTAACGCTCTTTCACTTCACACCATTTTTGGTATAAAGTGTATTCTTTAACATCCATA